GTAAAGAGAATGTGTCTCATCCGAAGGTAGAATCAGGTTCCAGAGCAATATAATAAGTCAGATCGTGGTTCTTGCTGGTGAAACGGGACAGAAGTTTTTGTGACACAACAACCTCATAAGTTCCAGGGAGGATCTTGATATTCTCAACTTTGAAGTTAAACGAGAACTCTTTGTCAGTCTCACCAACTACAACAGAGAAATCGTTAGAAGTGTCGTTCTTCTTATCACGAACAACCAGTTTGACCACACCTGCTTCACCAACAGCAGAGAGATCAGGCAGTTGATAAACAGCAGATGCTTTCAGCAGTTTATCAAGTTGCTCAGTGCTGAGTTCAAACTCAACATCTTCAGTAGGAAGATTAATGGGTTTCTCAGGAGGAGTGACGATTACATTCGGGTCTGCAAAGAAATACTTGGAGCGAGACCGACCTTCACGGATGACAACATAACCATCATTGGCAAAGTCAAGTTCAGGGCTAGAGTGAAGACTCAAACCGTTGAGGAACTGATTGAGATCATAGATCCCAAAGTCCTTCATGAACTCTTCGTTGACAGTTGCTTCAGCAAGAATGTTCTTCATCACACTGATAGTGCGAAGTTTGCTACCCTCTTTGAACAGGATGGACTGATTGATAGAAGAGAAGTTCTTCAGGACAGAAATAGTTTTATCAGAAAGTTTCATAGGGTTGCGGATTTTCATCACTGAGGGTAGGTTTCACGTTTTGCATTCTTGTCGTTGAAATGCATCAGAAGCACAGCATAGTGCAGAATCTTCAGAATGTCACGACGTGCAGTGCCTTTCTTATCATAACGAGAGGCATACTTGAGGATGTTGCTGCGGCAGAAGGATTCACCATCACCACACGCTTCAATCAGATCAAGTGTTTGAATAGCATCATCACCAGCAGAATAATGCTGATTGTATGTACCAGAAATATAATCTTTCAGTTCTTCGAGAATAACATCTTCATTATACTTGTATCGATTTTGATCTTTGTTGCTCATATCAAGGTCAAAAGAAAGCGTATCATTACCACTGTAACCGTAGAGAGACAGAGTATCTGTCGCTTCTGCAGCACCAAATGTGGTAGTGGAGCTAAAACTGATGGTGTCAGAACTAGCAGCACCGGGGTTACCTGTCAGACTGAAACCATTGAAACCATCTTCATACCAATAGTCTTGATTAGACATGTTCATTTCATCAAATAGAAAGGACCAAGAGTTTCCCATATTATATCAGGATGCAACCTCCTCGTCAATGGGCATTTCAAAGTCAGCATCAACTTTATCATACAGTTCCAGGAATGCTTGCTTGGTTTCATCATCGAAACGGTTGATGCAAACCTGAATCGCCTTTGCCTTATCGGCAAAGATGCTGTATGCCTTCACAATATGAACCAGACGACGAGTGCTGATGATATCCTCAATACCACCATCATAGAAGGTCTTACGGATGATGTCTGCCCAGTCAGCAAGACGCTTGCAGAAATCAGTATCACTACAGATCTTGTTCAAGATCTTCTGCTCAACAGCAACAGAAGGATATTCCTGCTCAAAGGTTACAGGGAACCGCTCAAGGAATGCTTCGTTGAGCACGTTAGTTCCAATGAATCGTCCGTCGTCAGATCCTTTGCCTTTGGTGTTGGCAGTTGCGAATACGTTGAAACCTTCTGAGGGCGCAACCCACTTGCCAATCTTCTTGAGGAAAACTCCTTTCCCTTCAAGAATAGATTGAAGACAGAGGATTTTGTTTGAGGCGAGGTCGATCTCATCAAGGAGCAGCACAGCACCCCGTTGCAAGGCTTCAATGACGGGTCCATTGTGCCAAACGGTCTCTCCGTTAACAAGACGGAAACCACCAATAAGATCATCTTCATCAGTCTCTACCGTGATGTTGACTCGGATGAGTTCACGTCCGAGTTGGGCACACGCTTGTTCGACAGAAAACGTTTTGCCATTGCCCGAGAGACCCGTGATAAACGTAGGGTAAAATAGGCGGGACTTAATAATCTTTTTAACATCACCAAAATTGCCAAACTGGACGAAGGAATCATCTTTCTGAGGAGTGAGGTTTTGTTCGATTGCAGGAAGAGCGGCAGGTGCTTGGAAGGATTGCTCCAGCTTTTCTTTGACAGTCAGGTTCCACTTACCACGACCAACTTTATAATCAGTCAGTTTGTTGGTGATGGTCTGATAGTTAAAATCATTCATCTGACAGAATGCTTTGACCTCAGCAGAACTCACGGACTCACCGTAAGATTCACGGAGACATTCAATGATGCTTTCTTTGGACAGACCCATTTGTTTTGTTTAACTGAAGTTATTATAGAGCAGAAAGGGGGCGTTTCGCCCCCTGGTGGACAGTTAATCAAGTGTCCTCTGCTGATAGTAGTTTTCGGAGATTATCTTTGCTTTATATCCGGGATAGTATTTTTCAACCATCACACCAACTCCCATGGCAGTGATCGCACTATTGACCACCACCAGGACTTCCTTAGTATCCTCAAGGACAATGTGCTTCAGTTTCATACCACCAGAGAAATAAACTCACCCAGAACTTTTTTATTTAGTTTTTTGACTCGCAGAGACTTGACAAATGCAGACTTGATCTGTGCCTTAGTCGCGTCATCTTTAACATCAAACTCAGAGTCTTGAGCGAGAGCATTGGCAGAAATACCGAAGTATGCATCATACCCAGAGCTCTTGATACAGAAACTCTTAGTCTTCAACCAATCTACTTGACACTTATCAGTGTCTTTGTAGAGACGCATGAAAGAGCGAGCATCACGAGGACTCAAGACACGAATGCCAATGAAGTTGACTGTAGGAAAGTTATCCTTCAGGTTCGTAATCATCGTATCGACAAAATCATTATATCGATATTCGATTTTATATGTGGTGCCCAACTTACGATCACGGAGAATAGTGCGATCAGGATCAATGCGTCGTTTAGCATAAAAGGGAGCGTCATAATATTTGCTTTCCATCCATTTATTGTATTGGAGAGGACATGCCTCACCATCGGTCAACACAACACATTGCACCTTCTGAAGTTTGTTCTCACGCTGGAACTTAGGCAGGATCTGATGTAGACATACCAGAGACTCATTCAGAGGGGTGCCAGAGAGCGACAGACGCATTGGCCAAGAGTATTGTCCACTATACCGATTAGAGAAGGCATATGCAATCCTCCAGATATTCTTCATCTGTTGTTCCAACTCCTTACCAGATACTTTGCTGGTAAAGAAGTTCATCAGACTGAAATCACTGTCAACATGCAGCATGTGCTCACCCTCCTCATAACATGGAGTTTGATCACATTTAATGACTCTCCCATATTCATCAAAATCGCGACGACCTTTCCATTCGTTGGTAAAGCCATAGACCTCAAAAGGAATGTTTACTTTTTTGCAAAACCACAGCAGATTGTAGAGTTGCTTACAAGTATCCAACATCACATTTTGCATCGAACCAGACCAATCAAGAACAAAGATCAATCCATGATTCTTACCATCAGGAAGAACACTTACTTTCTTAAAGAGATCCTCATTGAACTTGTAAGTGTGAAGATTGGATGTATCAAGAACACCTGTGCGTGCAGTTGATGCGCGAGCATATGAATCTGCTGCTTTCTTACACTCAAACTCTTTTACAAGATAGTTGACCTCTTTCTGCGCTGAGCGTTTGAACTCAACAAACTCTTTGTCGGGAGAATCGAAGACATAACTCACTTCATCATACTTGTCGAAGAAGTCAGATGCATATTCATGAATCTCTTTGTTGTCCGCGATAACTTTGCTGATATCAACTTTAGGAATCTCTACGTAGACATTTTCACTACTATATTCGCGAACGAGATCCTGAATACTTTCTTCCAGAGCATCAGCAGTTTGAACCTCAAGATCAACATCTGAAACTCCACCATCATCACCGTCTGACATCTGAGTTTCAGACTCTTTCTGCTCAGATTCACCTTGCTCAGTTTCATCCACATCTCCCTCCACATTCCCATCATTTTGAGGAACTTCAGGTTGAGTCTTAGGTTTCTCAAGTTGTTGCTTACAATACTTGTAGAGCACCTCAGCTGCAGCGAGAGTGTCCTCAAAGGTCTCGCAATCATCAATCATTTTGATGATGTCGCTCTCCTCTGCAGTGAAAGACAGATCTAGAAAATTACCGACCTTAAAGTAAAGATTTGCACGGTCAGCAAGATTAAAAGTAGTGATATCGCTATCAGATATAGCGAAGAAGTCTTCATCGTTGAGTTCTTTGTATCCACGATAAAAAGTCTTAGATAGTCCAGCATACTTACGCTTCATCAACTTTTCAATACGTGCATCCTCCACAACGTTTACAAACTGAGGTGGAATCTTCTTATACTTGATCCAGTTCTCGTCAGGAGTGTAGAGAGCATGACCCACCTCGTGCCCGACCAGGAGATCATACACAGTGCTGCTAGCACGCTCCCACTGAGGGAGAACCAACACACGGGTCTGAACGTTAAAGGATGCTGTCTCTACCTTACGGTGCTCAACGATCAGGTCTTCAGTTGCAAGGAGTTTAGCCAGTTGGGATTTGATTTCGTGACGGACTGCCATTGGTTCCTTTCGTATGTCCCTATAATACTAAACCCCCCGCCGAAGCGAGGGGCACTTAGTGACAGTTCTCCTAGTGTCTGGTTTACTTGGATTAATTTAGAACTTCCTTGCAAATACGTTTACAGATGTGTTGCCGCTCGTCACATTCGATTAGGCAGTTGTAGTAGTCGTTTAGAGCGTCACTTTGACCGTTGACTTCTTCGATTGTGGTTTCCAAATGTTCTACGCTCTGTTTCCAACCGGCTAACTGATTGTGCGAGATGATGTTGTGCATGATACTCTCCAGTTACAAAAAATATAACAAAGAAGGTTTAGTTCATTGTCATCTCCAATTCTGTTATTATTTAGTCAGCGTATGCTAACTTCATTAAGATTTTCTAAAGTTTACACAATCCGAGAGAATCCTTTAACTTTTTCAAACTTGGTAACATGGAGGAACTTATCGTATAAAGACTCTTTATGAGAGATAATAAAGATATTAGCATCCTTAATCACAAAGCGAATGATCTTCATAAACTCTTCTGTACCAAATCCATCCAAAGAACTATCAAACACTTCATCCATAATCAACAGATTAGTGTTGACAGAGTTCTTCATCCTTGCTACCTCTCTCCAGGTAAACAAGAGTGCTAGATCGATTCTCATCTTCTCTCCCTCGCTGAAAGAAGAATAAGAGAAGTTCTCGTGGATTGGGGACTGGACGGTTTCGCTGAACTCTTCATCAAGAGTAAAGTTAATATAAAAGTCCATCATCTGCAGATAACGATTGACCTGCTGGTTGATGAGCGGCAAATACTTCTTGATGATTTTAGATTTCACTCCACCGTCTTTAAGTAAACTATACGAAAAATCGTAATAGTTGATCGTGTCCTTCTTAGATACGAGTTCGTCGTAGGTGGTTTTTAGATTTTTCTTGAAGGTCTCTAACTTTTCATGTTCAGTATTTCTGTTTGCAAGTTGATCGGTAAGCTTTTGAACTTCCGATTCCAGACTTCTGATTTGTCGCTGACATCCAGAAATCCGAGCATTGTTTTGAGAAATGTCATTATTGAGTTTTGAGATCTCCCCTGATAGAGTGGTGAATTGACGCTCTCGCTCTTCTTCCTCTTTAATTGCCTCTTCCAGTTCTTTATAACCGGATTGCAACTCCTTTGCTTTAGTTTGAGCGTCGTTAATTCTATTTATTCTGAAGGTCTCTTCAATCGCTTGATCGCAGGTAGGACAAACCGTATTCTCTGTGAAAAATTTATGCTCCTTCGTAATCGTCGATACTTTATTAGAGATCTTACCTTTGAGATTGCCAAGTTTACGAAGTTTCTCAGTTGCTCCAGTGTAAGAGTTCAATACTTTATTAAGATCATCAAGTTCCTCTACGATCTTAATATTTTCATGCATAAATTTATTTTCTTCATCCAAAAGACCCATGATCTTGCCTTCTTTACATTTAATATCTTCAGAGGCACGATTCTCCAACTCTTCAATAAAGTTCTTCTGCATCTGAACTTTATCATTCAAACTTTCTTTTTTCAGTTGTAGAACTTTGATCTCATCTTTAGTCTGACGAATCTTTTCTTTGATGATTCCGCTCATGGAAGAGAAGATCTTAATATCAAGAAGATCTTCAATCACCTCGCGTCGGTTAGATGCAGACAGTTGCATAAAGGGAACAAAAGTGCTGCTGCCCAGAATCACAATCTGAGTGAACGACTTGTAGTTCATCTTCAGAACATTTTGCTCCAACCACTTTTGCTGATCTAGTGCTGCAGCCGATTGATCCAACAAAGTCCCATTGCGCCAAATCTCAAATACATTTGGTTTGATGCCACGAACAATCTTCCAGTTTATGCTACCAATAGACAGTTCAACCTCAACCAGACACTCCTTCTCATTGACAGAGTTGACCAGAAGAGGTTTGTTGATTTTACGGAATGGTTTACCAAACAAAGAAAATGTCAACGCATCAAGAACAGTTGACTTACCAGATCCATTGTTTCCAATGATCAGAGTTGTTTGATTTTCATTGAAACACATCTCAGTAAACTGATTACCAGTGCTGAGAAAGTTTTTCCAACGGATCCGTTCAAATAAAATCATGTTTTGTATTGGGCGGGATTACAATGTCATTTGGTGTGATGATCGTGTATGCGTAGTCGTGAAACTCGCAGGTCTTGATCATGACTTCATCTTCTACTTCAATCACATGCATTTCAGGACTTCCTTCGTCCTCCAGCATCATAGCATATCTCATGGCATCGTCTTCACCCTCAAACAAGTAAAGAATGTCTTCACCATCGCCGTCAGTTACAGAATATGCACCTTCCTTTTCTTTGCCATGGACAGTGATTATATACATTAAACTAGCTCACATGCTTCTTGATATACTTCCCCAATCAAGATCTCTATTCTGTTCTTGTCTAAATCAACTTCCGATTCTTTGATATATTTGTTAAGAATGGAAAGTGTATCTTCTGTCTCTATGTCATCACCAGCACTTTCATACCAACCAGAGAAGTCAAAGTTTTCAACAATCTTCATATCTGCAACATTAGCAGAGTAGAGTTTGTCCACAAACTTTTCAAACTTCTTAGTATCAGTTTTCTTTCTAACTACGAGTTTGATCAGTTTATCTTCATACTCTCTAGTGTCAAATGTTTGATGATTTGTATCCTCGTAGAATATTGTATAGAACATTCTAAAAGGATTATCGATTGGTTTGGTCTCTAGTGTTTCAGTATCAAAGATGTGGAATCCTCTTGTGTCATTGGCGTCATTCCAATACATCTCATATGGATTACCTAGGTAGAAGATTTGTCCGTCGTCTGATCGAGTGTGATAGTGACCGCTGAAGACTTTGGTGAACGTCTTAAATAGTTCGCCCGAAAGACCTTTATCCATGAAGTGTCCACGATGAGCTGGATATC